GGATGCAGCCCTTGCACCGTTCAAACAGCAGCAACAGCTGAGTGCGGAACAGCAACACTTTGCTTATATCGGATCAGCACATCCTGATTATGAATCGATTCCAGAATCGCAAGAATTTCAGGCATGGAAAGATGCACAACCAAGCTTTATACGCAGTGCCTATGACGATGTATTGAATAAAGGCAGTGCAGAGCAGGTGGTTGAACTATTAAGTTTGTACAAGTCCCAAAACAATGTTAGTCCAAAGGTTGATACACCAGCGCCAACACAGGCCATGGTGGAAAAAGCCAAGCAAGCTGTACAGAACGCTCCATCCAAAGTACCGCACAGCGTGACGGATCTGCCTGCAGGTTCACCTGCAGCATTATCCGCTGATGAACGTTTGTCGGCTCTTAGTGGTCCTGAACTTCTCGCAGAAATGGAGAACTGGTCCCCTGATCAAGTCGAAGCGTACATGAGCCGTCGTGCATAAATTTGTTAGTGGAGAATACCATGACTGATAAAACCCATGCCGCATACGGCGATAAAACCAATATGATGCAACAGTCCGTTGGACTCTTTGCAAAAAGCTTACGTCGTAAAAGCACCCTGAATAACCTGGTTGGCCCAATGCCAAAAGGTGAAGGCAGTGCAGAAGCGACCATTAAAAAACAAACCTCTAAACACATGCCGATTGTACGTGTTCAAGATTTGGGTAAAGGCTTGGGTGATGAAGTTACCTATAACCTGATCCAGCCAGTAAACGCTTATCCGATCATGGGTAGTGAATATGCTGAAGGTCGCGGTGTCGGCATGTCGATCGTTGAAGATCGTCTGCGTGTAGACCAGGCACGTTTCCCTGTAGATCTGGGTAATGTGATGACGCAGATCCGTTCACCAGTAGATTTCCGTCGCATGGGCCGTCCAATTGCACAGGACTTGATGGATCGCTATAGCGATATGTCTCTTTTAGTTCATCTGTGTGGTGCACGTGGTTTCGTTAAAAACGTGGAATGGCCAATCCCAACTGAGGAAGATCCGAAGTTTGCCAAAATTATGGTGAACAAGGTTCTGGCACCAACCAAAAACCGTCATTTTATGGTCGATGGCCAAGGCGTTAAATCATTTACCACCAATGCTGGTGAAGCATCTCTGGCAACTACAGACCTTTTCACACTGGACACTGTGGATTCAATGAAGCAGGTGCTGGATGACATGATCCTACCGCCACCGTGTATTAAGGTTGAAGGCGATGATGGATCGGAAGATTCGC